TAATCCTGTAGAGATTTATATTCTAGCCCATGACCACGGTGATGGGGAAGCATCCTTTGTAGGATGGGAATATGCTTCAGTTATGAAAAAGTGTCCCTTTAAAGATATAGGGGGATTTGGAATTATTAGTTATTACAAATCAGCAAGGGAACTTCATCCTATGACAGAATTTAATAAATTATTAGAACAGGGAGGTAAGAATGGCTAAAGTAAGTATGCACTTAGGGTTTACATTTAGGGTAGGAGATTTATCAACTAATCAATATGGACGAATAGACTTATCTTTTGACCAAATTGATACAGAGTTGCCATTAGAGGCTCAGTTGGCAGATGCTGGACATACTGCTGACCAAGTATGGGAAGTACTTAAGACTAAGATAGATTCCCAAGTAGATGGCCTATTAGATGGAGGAAAATAAGTTTGAAAAATTCGGCTGAAGAAGTGATTAATCAATTATTGGGAGATAAAGATTTAGGTTTACGGAGAGGTAATAGTCCAGAGTTTGAGTATGGACGGATACCTTTTGGGATTCCTGCCTTAGACCGTTTAACGGGTGGGGGTATACCTAAAAAGAGAATGACTATATTGTATGGGGCAAATAATGTAGGTAAATCTTATTTAGCTTCTCAGATATGCAAAAACGTTCAGCTTGAAGGAGGAACCGCTGGATGGATAGACACAGAGTTGTCCTGGGATAACGAATGGATGGCAAAGTGTGGTATAGATACGGACAGTATTTTAGTTGCTCAACCTACTACAGGTGAAGAAGCCTTTGGCATTGCTAGAGGATTGATGAAAGCAGGGGTAGGAGTAGTTGTATTGGATAGTATTGCAGGACTAGTTCCTAGTGCTGTTATGGAACCCGCTAAGACTAAAAATTCCGAAGAGGAGTTTTCATATAACCCGATGGCATGGCAAGCTAGGTTTATTAATACGTCTCTTCCTAGGTTATTGCCCAATCTACAGGAAGGATCAGCATTTGTAGCCATTAACCAAATGAGAACTGGCCTTGGAAAGGTGGCCTTAGACACTATGCCAGGGGGATTAGCCCAAACTTTCTTCGCTCATTTCTTATTACAAGTACGAAGAGTGGGGTGGTTGGAAACTCCTGACAAAGAGAAAGTGGGTTTTGATATGGAAATTCGTTTGAGAAAAACTAAGGTAGGGGGAGAGAACTGGAAATCAGCTATAGTACCTTTTAGAGTAGAGGGTGGTATTGATTTAGTTGAAAGCTATATGAGAGATGGATTAGCTACAGGAATAATAGATAAGAAAGGGGCTTGGTATACTTACAATGACCAACGGGCACAAGGAATGAATGGTTTGAAGGCTCTTATGGTGGAGAATCCACAGTTGTTGACGGCTTTAATGACTCAATTGGAGGGAAATAATGCTCTTACCGAAGGACTTTACGCAGCAGGAGAAGACAGTAGGTAGTTGCTTGTCTAGATTAGGTTTTCGTTTTATGGAACAATTTAATATTTTAAACTATACAGTAGATTTTTGGGTGCCAGAATTAAATATGGTCATTGAAGCAGATGGAAAAGTGGGGCATTTGAGAAAAGCTGATGCTAAACGAGATGCAGCATTACTGGAGAGTGAAGATCCTATAGTACAGTATGTGGTACATGTTACAAAAATAAGTACTGAGGATATTATGGAGGAACTATGTCAGGTGTTCGACAAATTATAAAGAAACCTAGTAAGCTTACCCAAGCTATAAATCAAGATGAATGGATGTTAACGGCTTTGAGTGACCATTTGGGGCATACTAATACAAGAGTTAATAAAGGCGTGTTCTACCCATCGAATTTGGGGAATACCTGTAATAGAATGTTGTATTTAGCATACAATGGATTACTCCCGACACAATTTATAGAACCCACAGTTCAACGTATTTTTGATTGTGGGGATGCTTTAGGACTTCGATATGAGAAATATTTTACAGAAATGGGTATTTTAATTTCCTCAGAGAGTCCTGTAAAGTGTGAAGACCCCGTAATTTCAGGAAGGATGGACTATGTTATTAAGCATAAAGAACATGGGCAAGCAGTGGTTGAATTAAAGTCTATCAATACTAGAGGCTTTAAAGCTTTATTAGATAAGCCTAAGCCTGACCATTTAATCCAACTTCAAATCTATTTACATTTATCTAAGATTGAACACGGCATGGTGTTATACGAAGATAAAAATGACCAACAAGTAAAGGCTTTTGTGGTTAACTATGATGAAAAGGTCTGGACACAGTTACAACAAAGATGTTATACTATTATGGAAATGACGGAGGTACCGTTAAAATGTACTGGCTTAAGATATTGTCAGTGTAGAGGAGTATCATGACCCAATTAAAAATGGAGAAGCGGGAAGGCAGATGGAGTCCTTTTAAAGCTATAGCCCAAGCTGATAATTTTATTGAAAATTTAATGGTACCGTCTATTGGGAAAGAATTAGCAGTTGACCAAAATTTAGATTTTCCTAATTTAATGAATGCTGACAATAAAAAATTAGAACAGTTCCTGACTATGTATGGTGGGATTAAGATGTATTTGGAAACTCAATTAGCGGATATTGAAGCCACTAAAAATGCTTTAGACGCTGCCTTTAATGAAAGTTATTCTACTGCTATTTATAGATTAGTGGAAGAACGAGAAGAAGAGGGCAAGAAAAAATTTACTAGGGATGAATTACGAGGAGCTATATTAGATAAGTATGAATCCTTAAAAGAACTAAGGAGAGATATTATTGAACAAGAAGCTATCCATAGAAAGGTTTCTGGATTAAAGGAAGCATATGCCCAAGGATTTCAAACTGTATCTAGGATAGTATCCTTAAGAACTTTTGGAGGAAGCAATGCATAGAGTTGAACCCCAAGTATTTTTAATAGCGGAGCAAAGGGTAAGGCATAATGATGTTAATGCTTACCTAGACCATATAGGTGCATCTGGGTGGGCATCTGATACAGGAATAGATTGTCAGGAATTGATTGAAGTTATGGGGAGGGGTTGTTATAAATCTTTTGGGACTGACTTGAATCCAAATATTACTAGGGTTAGGGATTCTAATGAAGCTTACTTACAAAATATAATTAACATTGGGCATGGTTCTGTTTTAGAACATGGATGGGTGTCATTCATGATTTGTGACACAAGTAGAGTAGTTACCCATGAATTAGTCAGACATAGGGCTGGAACAGCTATCTCTCAAGAGAGTCTAAGATTTCTTAGGCTAGAAGATATGGGTATGTGGGTTCCTCAGGCATATGCTCATGACCCACATTCGGATGATATATTTGCAGAAACCTGGGAATACCTTGAACTTCAATATACTAGACTTATTGAACGGGCAGAGGCTATTGAAGGGCAAGATTTTGATACCCTTCCCTTTAGTAAAAAGAAATATTATACTTCAGCAGCTAGAAGAATTGCCCCAATTGGAGTTGCGACTAATATTGGCTGGTCTTGTAATATAAGGGCTGCTAGACATATTATTGAAATGAGAACTGATGAACATGCTGAAGAAGAGATACGATTAGTATTTAATAAGATTGGAGCTATATTGAAAGATAGGTATCCAGCCCTGTTTGCAGATTATGAAGTTAAAGTTAAAGGGGCTGATAACAATCAAGAATGGGTGACTACAAGGAGGAAAGTATGATGGAGGAACATGTTGTATTAGATTTAGTGGCAAATGCACAGATAGTAGTTAAAGGAATTCAGTATGGGGTCTTTGCTCAGGACATTGATACATTACGAAAGGCTGTTGCTGATTTAAAAGATGTAGTAGAAGTTATGTCTGAAGTTGTCGAAGATGATTTCGGGGAATAAAGATGCCTTTAAAGTTCTTACACAAGTAACTACTCCAACGTATTTAGGATTGGATTGTTCTTCTAGAGCTATTCATGGAGTGTGGTTAGATGACCAGGAAAAAATTTTAGCCATGTTGAAATGGCGTAGTGCGAGTTTAGAATTTGATGCCAGATTTATTGAAATTTCCTTACAGTTTGCCAAAGATTTGAGTAAAATAAAGATAATAACTAATGCTGCTGTTGAGGCAGCGATATTTATTCAGAACCCTAAGTCTACTATGGAAATAGCTTCTGTAGTTGGAGGGGTTCGTTTAGCCTGTGCCACTAATAATATCGAATGTCTATCTGTGGATAATAGACATTGGAAAAAGTATATATTGGGGAAAGGCAACTCCAATAAAAAAGACATTAAAGCTTTTGCTGTAGATAAATGGGGAGAGTTATTTATAGAACAGGATTGGGCTGATGCAGCATGTATTGCCCTATGGAGAAAAAGGAGGATAGAATGAGCTTACAACGAGTAAATAAAGACCAGATACGGGTAGACTTTCTAGAGCCTACAAAAAAGACTCTGACTGAAGAAGATAAATTACCTGAGGGAATGACTGAAGAAGAACTTAAGCAACAGTACTCTAAGTTAGTGTGGTGTGAATATTATGGGTGTAAGTGGAATAAACAAATTGGGGCCGAAAGAACCCTTAAAACTATTTTAAAGAATCGGGCATATAGTCCCTTTAAAGATGATCCAGGGATGAAGGGATTGTGTGGAAGGCCAGATGAGATTGCTATTAGATTTAAGACTATAGTCTCAGGTAGTCAAAAGTATAAAGTTCCTGCTTGCTTTACTTGCAATACAGGAGTAACGGGTCATGTAGACTTTTCTAAGTTCTTGCAGCCTGATGGTTCTCCTTGGGGTGGAAACATTGATTCTCAGCATGTATCAGATGCAGGGTACGGAGCATTAGACCCTAACAATATTCACGGAGGATAGGATGCCTAAAGTCATTCCAGAAGAAATTAGATTGAAAGCTATGGAACTGTTTATGGAAGGCCAAACAGTTCCATCCATTTCTAGTGCATTAGCTACTGAGTTTGATGTAGAGGTTAAAATACCTACTATTTACGCATGGGCAAAACAATATAAATGGAAAGAAGATAAAATAGAGGCCCGAACTGCTGCGGTAGATACTATTAAAGAAACTGAAACTCAACGCTATGCCAGAATTCAAGAAGAACATTTAAATGATTATGGTAGGTTAAGAAAGAAGGCATCACTAGAATTAGATGGACATCTATTTGATAGGCCGTTTGATGCTGCCAAAGCCTTGGATATAGGGATTAAAGGGGAACGGGTTGTCATAGAAGGTATGATTAACTTACAATTTGTTCAAGATATAATGGGGGTCTTAGTGGAAGAAATAAGTGATTCTGAAGTATTACAACGAATAGCTTTTAAACTAAAAGCTTTAATTCAAACTAAGGATGATCATGGTAACTAATAATAATAGTACTACATTCGATGATGCTTTCTCTAGATTAGCTGAAGGATTAACAACCCATCAATCTATTAAGGTTGGCAGCTTCTGGGAATTTCTACGAGATGTTTGGAGCCTTAGCTATGATAATCCTGAATATTTTAAAGCATGGCATGTCGGTGTTCTTGCAGAGGATATTGAAGGATGCTTGGAAGATGGACTTAATTACTGTGCTATACTACCCCGATTCCATTTTAAATCAACTATACTTGGACATGCTTTCTCAGTCTGGAGACTCTTAAAAGCTCCTAGAGATTGTTCTGTGTTGTATTTATCGTATAGTGATTTGATGTCTAGATATCATATTTCGGAAATCAACAAGACGGTTCAACGGAATCCTGTATTAACTCAATGGATGACAAGCCGTTCTCCCAAAGCAGATTTTTCATTTAGATATTATATTAATAAGAAGCCTATGGAAATCTCACATGGTGGTCTTTTTTCATTTAAGCGGGGTATGCATGTCAATGGTGCTTTGATTGCAGATGACGTTCTGCGTGACCCAGAGAATCCTTTGAACTTATCTCAACTAACTAAAGTGGAAGACCATTTTTTGACAGAAAGTATGTTTATTCCGTTAAAAGGGATACCTGTAATTGTATTAGGAACTCCCATGATGCCTGGAGATTTGTTAACTGTCCTCCAAAAGGATGACCGTTTTAAGACTAGAGTACTTCCTGCCTTAGATCCAGTACCAGGAAGACGGGTTCTTATGCCCGAACTATATAGTGAAGAATGGTTACTTCAACAACAACGAGCTAGACCTAAAGCTTTTGCGTCAGAATTTTTGTTGCAACCTTACTTTTCTACAGAAGCATATTTTGAAGAAAAAGATATTAGAGCCTGTGAAGACCCTACTTTGATAAACCACCCTGTTAATAAGGCTTACATGCCTCTTGAAGATGGTGATTTATTTGGGGGGTTCGATGTAGGTAAGAAACGTCACCCATCCCATTTAGTTATTTTTAAAAAAATAGGGGATAGAATAGAACAGGTTCATCAGTCATGGTTAGACGGTTGGTCTTATTCAGACCAAATTGAATACTTAAATGATGTTGCGGAAAAATTTAATCTTATGAGGGGGTACGTAGATAATACAAGAGGTGAATTAGAAGATAGAGGTTTAAACAGAGTTTGGGATGCGATGCACTTTACCACAAAGTCCAAGAATACAATGGCCCAAGTATTTGAGAAATATGTCCATTCTGGTCAATTAAAGTTATTGTCTGATGAAAGACAACGTGGACAGATTCTCTGCGTTAGTAATGAATTGAAAGCTCCTGATACGCCTATGGGACATGGAGATTCCTTCTTTTCTATTGCGATGGCATTATATGCTGCGTATGAAAGCTCACTGCATAGTTTTCAAAATCTAGGTAATGTGGTAGACTGGATGAACGATATTTCTCCTGATTCAGCACCAAGTGACTCAGGAACAAATCCCGTTCAGGAAGTTACAAATCAATGGGTTAATTCCTTGACAAATAAGACTCAAACTGCTTATGATAATAGTCAAGCGAATATGACAGGGAGTGGATTAGCTCCTGTAAACCCAATGATGGAACCACAGAAACCTAATCCCAATTGTGTAGAGCCATTATGTGCTGCTTCCTTTTGGGTAACAGAAAGAAAATTATGCCTATTTTGTGGGCACAGAGGATAGGAGGAATATAAATGGCAACAGCATTTAAAGTGCATTCGGGAGTATCTTCGCAAGCAGAAACTATTTTACAACATAGATATTATTTAAAAGATGTTAATCATCAGCCTATAGAAACCGCTCCTGAACTTTTTCAACGAGTAGCTAAATCAATAGCACAAGTAGATTCAGATATCTATGGGGCTTTACCAGTAGAAGTAGACCTATTGGCTAATGATTTCTATGATATGATGGCCCAATTAGAATTTCTTCCGAATTCCCCTACATTGATGAATGCTGGTACTCAGCAGGGTACTTTAAGTGCTTGTTTTGTATTACCATTGGAAGATAGTATGGAAGACATAATGAAGGCTGCTTCTCATTCTGCTATGGTACAGAAATTTGGTGGTGGTACAGGCTTTGCCTTATCTAAGATTCGACCTAAGGGAGCTAGTATTGATACTACTCATGGGAAAGCGTGTGGGCCTATTGAGGTTTTAAAGACTCTATCTAGAGTATCAAGTATGATTACTCAAGGTGGAAAAAGGGATGGCGCAAATATGGCTGTTATGTCTGTCTATCATCCTGATATTATAGAATTTATTACATGTAAAGCTATGGAGGGGGATATACATAATTTCAATATTTCGGTAGCTGTAGATTCTAATTTCATGAAATTAGTAGACACTGATGCTGAATATCCTTTGGTAGCCCCACATAATAATGAAGTCATTACGTGGGTGTCTGCCCGTCATATTTTTTCTTTGATCATACACAATGCGTGGAGCAACGGGGAACCTGGGATGGTTTTCTTAGATAGGATTAATTCTGATAATACAGTAACAAAAGAATTTGGGGATATGATAGCGACTAATCCTTGTGGAGAACAGCCTCTCTTAGGCAATGAAAGTTGTAATTTGGGGTCTATCAATTTAGCTAAGTTTTATGTTGCTAGTAGTTCTATAGATTGGCGAGAGAAAGTTAATTGGACTAGACTTACTCAGGTGGTTAATACAGCCACCCATTTTTTGGATAATGTTATTGATGCTAATAAATATGCAGTATTAGATATTGAAGAAATGACTAAATCAACACGCAAAATTGGCTTGGGAATAATGGGCTTTGCTGATTTGTTAACTCAATTGAGGGTACCTTATAATAGTAAAGATGCTCAAGTTATTGGCGGTTCTTTGATGGAGTATATTCGTTCTGCTGCTGACTTAGCGTCTTTAAATTTGGGAGGTCAACGTGGGCCTTTTCCTGCGTGGTCTAAGAGTTCATATAAGGTTCATGAAAATTATCGAAATGCTTGCAGAGTAACGGTAGCTCCTACGGGAACTATTTCTATGATTGCAGGATGTGCTTCTGGTATTGAACCGATTTTTGCCCTTGCTTGGAAGAAGCAAAATATTTTAGAAGGGAAGACATTATATTACGTTAATCCATATTTTGAGGAGGTGGCTAAAGAACAAGGATTTTATTCAGAAGAATTGATGGAAGCTTTAAGTAATGGCGAATCTTTAAAAAATTTAAATAGTGTACCACAATGGGTGAAAGAGGTATTCGTTACCGCCCCTGAAATTTCCTCAGAAGAACATGTGCAAATGCAAGCAGCGTTTCAAAATTGGGTAGATTCAGGTATTTCTAAGACTATCAATCTTTCTCATGAAGCTACTATGGAAGATGTGTATACAGCCTATATTAGTGCATGGGAAACTGGTTGTAAGGGAATTACGATTTATAGAAGTGGGAGTAGGAACAAAGAGGTTCTAGTGGCTGGACATGAAGAGACTTCTGTGGTAACATGTAATTGTGATTCCCCTATATTAGTTCAAGAAAGTGGTTGTATTTCTTGCAAAAGTTGTGGGTGGAGTGCTTGTGAAATTGCTTAAAAATTATTTACAGTCTTATAAGGCAACCTTATTTTCAGGAGTAATGATTGGATTTGTCTCCGTTCATACATTAGAAGATGTCTTATTGATGTCAATAGGGAGATTTCTACCAGTGCCATTAATAGCTATGTATGCGCTAGGGTTGCTAATTTCGTGGCTATTAATGGGTTGCATTGTAAATCGGTTTTTGAAACGAGTAGGAGTAACTACGCATAATCATTAGGACATAGTAGGAGGAATAGAATGATAGGGAATATGTTACGAGATAGAGAGTCTCAGTATATAGCTACTAAAGATGAAGGTACTCAAACATGGCGTATCTTAGATACATGGCATGATATCTTACGAGACATGAATCCAGAAGATGATGTAGCTGACGATAGTCCTGCGGTAACTGTAGTGACCGAAGGGGGATTTATTGCGTTAGTTAAAGAAGCTTCTCGATTAGGAGTTTTACAAAATGCTACTGCATCTTTTGGTATTACAGATACCAGAGAACCTGAAGATTATGGAAAAGAACTTCAAGAAAAAGACGAAGAACTTGCAAAAATGCGAGAAAAAGTAGTAAAATATGAAGAGGAGAATAGCACTCTCCGTATATCTGCATCTAAATCAGAAGGTACTCTATTGAAAGAGTTAGCAATGGAAACCCTACTTAAATTAACTCTCTCTTCTGACATAGAAAAATTAACTAAACGCAAGGATTAGCTATGAAATTATCAGAATACCTTCCTGAAACCCCTGCTTTAGCTAAACAAATGACAGATTTGAATGCTCAAATCGGTATGTTTCAGTTAATGAAGGCTTCAGGAGATGTAGGAACTGCGCCTACAATGGGATTAGACCATGTAGTAAATACATGGGTACGCCATCAGATGGCTTATCGACAGCAGTTAGTTATGGATATACAAACCATTGCTATGTCTGTTGAAGAAATTCGTAGTCCTATTAGTCATATTACTGGAGAAGTTTTTAGGCGGGGCATCCAATGGAAAGCGACTAAAGCAGACCCAGACCATGAGCAACAGGAACGATTTACTAAGTTTTTAGATGATTGTAATGTCTTTGACCAGAGCTTAGAAGAAGTTTTAAAACAATTTCATTATGATATTAATACGGTAGATGATGGATTTTTATACTTAGCTAAAGAATATAAGACTATGGATGATGATTCTCTTCGTTCTAAAATTATAGAGATACGTAGATTAAATCCTGCCCTAGTTGAATTTGATTTAGATGCTGCGGGATTACCTAAGAATGCTCATTTCTTATGTCCTATTCATAGAGATGATGTCCAAGATACTCCACAAACTTGTGAACATCCAACGTGTAAATTGTTGTGTCAACCCGTTATGTATAAATACTATCATAGGAATAAGCATATATATCTATTCGATAGTGAAGTTATTCATGTTTCTAAGTTCTCCCCCAGTGAAACTTATGGGTGGAGTCCTATCCTTACCGTCTTTGAGAAAGCTCTTACCTTGATTGGTATGGATAAAAATTTATATAGGTATTTCTTTGAGCGTAAGATGCCAGCTTCTATGATTATGGTCTTTACAGATGACCCAGAATCCTTGAGGCGTGAACGGTCTAACATGGCTGCTCAAACTCGATTAGACCCTAACTTTGTTCCTATGGTAGCGGTATCAGCAAGAAACAATAGGGGTAGGGTAGATATGGTACGTCTATTCCACACGTTGCAAGAAATGGACTACCTCCCTGTCCGTCAAGAGGTAAGGGAACGTATTGCTGCTATGTGGGGAGTTACTCCTGCTTGGCAGGGCGCACCTGAAGCTTTTGGTGGACTGTCTACCCAAACTCAACAGCTTGTAGTTATGAGCCGTGTGGTAGAAGGTGATCAGCGTATGTTCCATGACAAAGTTTTTCCTTTAATATTAGACGCTTTTGGGATTACGGATTGGGTATTAGAACTTCCTACACCAGAAGAAAAGGCTGAAGCCACTAGAATTAGCTTCGCTCAACAGAGAGTTGCTGTAGCTAGTCAGTTGAATCAAATGGGCTTTACTGTTAAACTGAAAGACCAAGGAGAGGATATGGAGAGTATTTCTTTTGTTATTGAGGGTGAGTCAGTACCCATGACTCAGTTCCAGGGTGAGTCTCAAGCCCTTCAAATTGAACAAACTATGCAGCAAATGGAACAACAGGAGCAACAGCAACAGTTGCAACAACAGCAACAGGAGATGATGGGTGGGGCATCCCCTGAAGGTGAAGAAGAAGGTGGAGAAGAAGGTGGAGAAGACGAAGGGGATGAAGATGAAATGGCCCAAGCACAATTAGCTCAAGCTAAAGAAGAGCCAGATGAAGATGAGGATGAAGATTTAAACGACTCAGAACAATATGATGAGGTTTAAATGGCTGGTGACTTTTTACTAAAAGATGTACGAGCAAAAGACCCCGAAGAATTAGACCAATTACCTGAGAATCAACGTAGGTATGTAGATAGTACTGAAGTTGGTAATCTTAGAAGTAAAGGGTTTAGAATCTATACGGGAAAGAAACAGGGTTTATATATTGATGCTACGGCTGAATGGTTAAATACCCATGCTCAAAAGGGTCACGAACCTATTACAGACCCTAAGAGTCCATTTGTGGGTCTAGTACCCCATCCTGAGCATGGGGAGAATGTATATGAATATGAAAATGGTGACCAGGCTACTCGCCTAGCCCCCCCTAAAGGAGACGATGGAAAACCCTTAAAACGAAAAAAGGATAAGAGTGGTAATGATGTGATTATAGCTCATAATCATACTCGTAATAGAGGTAATAAAGGAATTCCTCCTGGGGCTGTAGATGTTCATGTAGCTTTAAAGGGTCACTTACCTATTCAAGCTAAGTGGAGACATCCTAAAACTGGAGAACTGGGCACTAGTTATAGTCATGTCCGTGCAAAAGAATTAAAAGACGATCATTGGAATGAGTATAGAGAAAATAGACCAGATATACAGAAAGGGATACGGGCATTAAGACGAATGAATGCAGAAGACCTTAGTGAAAATCCTACGGATGCTTGCCTAGCTCTAGTGGGTTTACTAGGAATTAGGCATGGAGGTGATGAGCGTATTCATGCAGATGGAAAACCTACTGGATCTGGGGCTATGGATTTAAAAGTAGGAGATATTAAAGTAACTGGAGATTCGATGGTCATATCTTTTCGGGGTAAACACGATAGACCACAACGTTTGGTAAAACGTAATAGAGCAGTGGCAACTGCTATACAAGCTCTTACGGAAGGAAAAGAATCTACAGATAAAATATTTGATACTAACAATAGAAAAAATGCCCGTAGATTAAAAGCACTTACTGGAAATAATGAGGTTAAGGTTAAAGATTTAAGAACGGATTATGCTAATTACACAGCTAAAGAAAGTATAGCTAGTTATTTTGAAGGGCAGTTTGATAAACCATTTGAGACAGAGAAAGAATTTAAGCAGTTTCAAGAGGAGATAGGATTAGCTGTGGGAACGGCTTTAGGGCATAAGAAAAAAGTAAAAGTTAAAACTCGTGCTGGTAAGATTATGTATGAATCAGATGGGGAAACTCCTAAGACAGAGTTTGTTTTTCATGCTAAAGAAGCTATATCTAGTTATATTGACCCAGAAATATGGGAGCCTTTTAAACCTAAGCAAGATATTCAAAAGGCTCATACACCTGATTGGCATGAGAAAACCCCGATGGAAGAAAGGGATATAGACGAGTATGCAGAAGCCAGAAGAAGGAAAGGAGAGAATCGGCAATGGGGAATTAAAGAATTTGGAGGACAACGTAAACCTTTAGTTAAAACTTGGATGCAATCTTTATCCGAACAGGGCTTTATGATTCCTGTAATCAAACAGACTACAGCCCATCAGATGTGGTTCTTAAATAATGGCGTAGATTATGTAGGTACATTTGGATTAAACGGAGAGGTCTTTGTAGAGAAGGCTTTATTCAAACCTACCTTTAATAAACCAGGAATTTCTTATAATCCTTCAGGTCGGAATAGACCGAAGGAAGACAAAAAGGATGTGCAAAATATAAATTTTGATGAGTTAGATGACCTATAGCGTACTCCCTATAATATATGGTATAGTGGGCATTGCCCTAGTCGTGCTAATTATTTTAGCCCCCATCTTAACTCAAGAGGGTACAACTACAATTAAATTTATGTGTCCATTACATTAAGAGAGGTATGAGAAAATGACTAGGGCAGAACGGCTAATGCTATTAGGAATGTATGTGGCAGCTACGGCTGATGTTGTTATTGCGATTGGAGTATGGATATTAATTTTTACATAGGGGGAATAGTATGACACACCCAAAACGAGTAGGACATTTGGTATTAAATGTTAAAGATGTTCAAGAAGCCACCGATTTCTATACTAATGTTCTTGGCTTTGAAATAGCTTTAGAACGAGAGATGGGTACATTTCTTACGTGTGGACGTATACATCATGATTTAGCTCTATTCCAAGCAGCACCAGACGCTGCTCCCGTTAGTAAAGGTGGGCTAGGATTAAATCATATGGCATTACAAGTAGAAGATTTTGAGACTTTAACAGAATATTACTATAAATTGGAACCTTTAGAATTAATAGATAGACAGGTTGATCATGGACATACTCGTAGTATCTATCTTACAGACCCAGATGGGAATGGTATAGAACTATTTTGCAATACCTTTGACACAGCAGAGGAAGGCTTAGAAGATATGCGAAATTCTCAAGGCCGTAAATTCCCAGAATTAACTTTTGTGTAAATTATGTCAGGAATGCCATGTATGATGATGCTGAAATGTCTATGCAAGGTTTGGTATTAGATTGTGCTAATTGTCATAGACTAATGATGTATCCGATACATAGGAAAGAGTTTTTAAAAGATTGGCATAAACATGGTAGACTGTGTTTAAAATGTATTTTAAGACTTAAATTTGACAAAGCAGGATTGGAAGGGTATATAATAGAAGCGAGTAAATGCGCTAATTATTTTAATGAGATTTAATTATGGAAACTAGATGGGAACGTAGGGATGAAAAAAAGAAACGGGCTTGGTATAAAAAACATTTACATAGTAATCGTAAAGCTTTAGAAGTTATTATTAAAGCAAGAGAAGCTAGATTAAAGCGTATTGCATATGATTGGTATGAAGTAGAATATACGGATACTGAGTAAATTTTGGAGGTATATATATATGGCAGAACGTAAAATGGATCGCCCCCTAGAAACTTTATTTGATATTCTTACTATAGAACAACGAGTAAATTGTGTAGTCGATAAGGACAAGCCCCATGTACAAGGATTCTTAGAACAAGCAGTAGATGGAAATTTTGTGACTCACCTTTGTGAACAACAACAATTATTGACTATGTATAGAGTTGCACATTGGTTAAGAGGCAATGCTAAATTATTTAAAACTGAATATGATACTTCGATGGCACGGCATCTAGATAGTCTAGCAGATGATCTTGATTACTTAAGTGATATCCATGATGATTTAAGGAGTCCTTAAATGCCCATAACTAAACGAGAAGATAAGTGGTATTGGGGAAGTAAAGGCCCGTATAATTCCCGTAAACAGGCTGAGGAAGTAGAACGTGCTGCCTATGCTTCTGGGTATGGGGTACAACAAAAGATAGAAAAGCTTGAAACCGGGGCACCAATGGATGGGACTAAACGTCAATTAACTGCAACGGAAATACGGGAACAAGAAAGAAAAATACAGATACATAAAGAAGATGGTGGGGGGGAAGGCTTTGGGGGAACAGCCTTTACATCTACAAATGCAGGAATTTTTAATCCTACCTTTGGAGAAAAGAAAAAGAAGAAAACAGGAGTAGAACGATTGCATGATTTTGTTACAGAGAGTTCTCCCCTTAAACTTAATGTAGAGAAGATGCATTCACATGGGACTGTAGCAAATGGTAAAATGGGGCCAGTTAGAATTGATTGGGATAAACGAAAATTAGATGTGGAGGATGTACAAAAAGTGGTTGCTAGAGAAGGGGAACAAAATCAAGATTCAGTAGCAAAAGATGCTAAGGATAAACAACGTTCTATAGAACGTACTGTAGAAGATGTTAAAGATGATGAAAAAGAAAAGGAACTACGATTACAATATGGGTATGGGTCTATGGGAGGACAAGACGATGAACTCCATAGAGCCAATCCTAAAGATAAATTAAGTAGGAATCCCAGAGATGATGAAGGAGAAGAAGAGGAAGAGTCTACAGAACCCGAAGAAATAGAGTTGAAAAGTCATTTGACTTATGGGAAGATGATGAGGAAATCGGCTGGGTGGGATAAACTATTTAAGGATTTAATAGATGAACTCTAATTTTTGTCCCAAATGTAAAGGATTTTTAGCGTTAGATGTAGATAATGATTTAATTTGTTTAGCGTGTGGAATAGTTTTAGTATTAAGGAGGAGAACTATAGATGATACCAGAAGCAGCAAAGGACGCTATAATAAAAAGAAAATTAGCGGGAGAGACATGGACAGCAATAGCAACGTGGGTGGAACAAGAATACGGAGAAACGGTTCATCGAACAACCGTTCAACGTTGGTACGACAAGGAGGTGTGTTTAGAAAACATCAATCCTGATGATATTGTCTTAGATTCTGTAGAAGATAGAATTAGGATAGATAAAAAGATAGCTACGTATAAAGCAGAGACTAACTTCTATAAAAAATTATATGAGAAGAGTTTACGAGGATATGCTCAAACAGACCTATTAGCGGATATTATTAAGGAATCTGTCCCTGGTTTTACTAAGGTTGAGGTATATCCTAAGAAGACTAAAGTATCTGGAGACACACCACAGGCTGTAGTAGCTCCATTAACAGATACACATATAGGTGAATTTATAGATCTTAAACAGATGGCTGGATTAAATTCGTATGATTTTGATATTTTTAATAATAGATTATATGGATGGGCTACACAACTTTTAACATTGGTAGAGCTTAGACGGAATGCCGTGCCTATCCCAGAGCTAGTGGTACCTATGTTAGGAGACATGGTTAGTGGAGATATCCATGAAGAATTGTCTCAGTCCAATTTAACAAATTGTATGATGCAAATGATTCGGGGAGCTAATTTAATTGCTCAAGCTTTGATGTTTATAGCCCCTCATTTTGAAAGTATTAGGGTTCCCTGTGTAGTAGGAAATCATGGGCGTATGACCAGGAAACCTCCCATGAAAGATAAGTATATGGATTGGGATTACTTAATGTACCAATGGATTGCAGCCCTTTGTCAGAAACAATCTAACATTGAATTTCATATACCTCAGAGTTTTCTAACTGTCTTCTCTGTGTGTAATAGAAATATACTAGCAATGCATGGGGATGCAGTATCAGGAGCGGGTAGTTTAGCTTCTATAACAAAAGTGTTAACTAACTTACGGTCAGTCTTACATTTTAAGAAGGGACTAGAAAATGAACTAGGAGAGGTTCCAGATAACATACCA